AAGAAATGAAACTAAGCAAGGCTGGCGCTGACTTGATGCACCGGTACGAGGGGTACAGGACTAAGCCATACCTGTGCCCAGCCCACATTTGGACGATTGGGTATGGAAGGGTGCTTTATCAAGAGCAGATCAGATTACCCGTGGTGCGTGTTGAGGGCAAAGAAATCCCGATGATCCGCAAAGAAATGCCACTGAGACAGGAGGACAATCGTGTCTGGACTAAAGAAGAGATCGAGAAACTATTCGCAGATGACGTCGCAAATTTTGAACGCGGTGTTCTTAGACTTGCTCCCACTCTTGCTGGTCGTCAAGGGGCTTTCGATGCGTGTGTCAGCTTTTCCTTCAATGCCGGATTGGGCACTTTTCAGCGCTCTTCTATTCGGATGAAATTAAACAGGGGTGATTGGGAAGGCGCAGCCGATGCACTCTTGCTGTATTGCATGGGCGGTGGCAAAATACTCGCAGGGCTAAAAAAGTACAAAGACGATGAAAAGGCAATCTTTCTA